AATAATGAATGGTTTATGTTAGAACAAAAGCAATTGTCGCCAGGTGTTTATAGAGTAAATGGTGATAAGGTTCTAAACAAGAACTGCGAAGAATTGGTAAAGACAAGAGATCAGGTAAGGATACCAGAGAACTGTTATCCTGTTGGTGATGTATTAGGTTTAGACATCTATGAAGTGACACATTTAAAATCTATGCAGAACATATACGTTACTGCAGGGGAACTAATCAGATGAAGAAAAAAGTTAAAGAGGATGCACCAACAAATTCAATAGCACATGGTGGTGTTGATATGGCTCCTAATACAGGTCCAAGAGTAAAAGAAATATCTGTAACAGATAAGCGCAGAAGAAAGGATAAACATCCGGTTCTACTTAAAAGGTTCCGTAAGTTTATAAACCATCAAGATGATTAAACTTTACATCGCACTTTTTATTCTTAGTATGATGGCTGCTGTTGGTTATGCTGGAAAATATTACTATGATACCACACAAGCAACGATAGCTACACTGAGAGAGAATAATGTCAAGCTAGTAAATGTAGCGGAAACTCTACAGAATACAGTTGAGACTATGGAAGCTGATGCTAAAAGAAATGAAGAATTAAATCGTAACCTTAGTAAGAGGTTACAGCAATCGTCAAAACACCTTGATAAACTAAGAGGCGTCTTGGCTAAAATTGATCTAACTATGGAAGCAATCCAAGATCCAGAAGGCTTGGAAGAAAGAGTGAACAATGCGGTTAACAGACTTATCAAAAGAATTGAAAGCGAAACATCTCCTGATCCTATCACCGCTGATGCTGATGGGGTGTCTGGGGAGTCAAGCGGAACCGATAGTAGCAGTAAAGACTGAATACGTCGAACAAAGAATTCCTATTCAAGAAGCACCTAAAGGTGTTAACTTTCCACCTGTGGAATGGTTTATCTTGACGCCTGATAATATAGAAGCAAAGATTGCTGAGATCGAAGCATCTACTGGTTCAGCTGTACTCTTTGCCATTACACCAAAAGGATATGAAAACCTTGCAATTGGTATTGGTGATCTTCGCAGATACATTAAAGATGAGCAAGCAATAGTTGGTTACTATGAGGAAGCACTAGCTCCTGAAGAGCCTGCAAAAGAAGAATAGACTGTTTCAAAAAAAGATACAATATTTAGAAAATAATTGTTACATTTTACTACATTTAGCTATTTACAAGAAACCGGATATGATATATAATACTACCTAATGAGATAAGGTATTTCCCTTATTCATATTTTCACGGAGTAATATATGCTATTTACGGAGCAAATCGCACGAAAGCCCGACCTCTATCCTTGGACCAAACAATTTATAGAGGCCATATGGCAAGGCTTTTGGACACCAGAGGAGTTCAACTTTCGGTCCGACTATTCACAATTTAAAAATGATCTTACACCAGCAGAGCAACAAGTTGTTGTTAAGACAATGTCTGCCATTGGCCAGATTGAGATTGCAGTAAAATCTTTCTGGGCTGATGTAGGCAATCACTTACCACATCCATCAATTAAAGACTTAGGTTATGCAATGGCCAACTCAGAGGTTATCCATAATATGGCCTATGAGAAAATTCTTGATGTGCTACATCTTACACACGTATTCGAAGAGAACCTTAATGTAGATGTAATCAAAGGGCGAGTTAATTACTTGCGCAAATATAATAAAAAAGTTTATAAAGACGAACGTAAACAATACATTTATTCCATTATGTTGTTTACACTCTTTGTTGAAAATGTAAGTCTGTTTAGTCAATTCTATATTATTATGCATATGAACCGTAACAAAGCAGTAATGAAAGATTGTGCTCAGCAAGTACAATATACTCGCAATGAAGAGATGCTACACGCACAAGTAGGTATTAAACTAATTCAAACTCTCCGTGAAGAATACCCTGAGTTGTTTGATAAAGAATTAGAAGCACGTGTACAACAAGAATGTATCGACTCACTTAAAGCAGAAAGCAAAGTGATTGATTGGATTATGGACGGACATTCCGCACCAGGTCTGAGTGCTGATATTCTTAAATCATTTATTGCAAAGCGCATGGCAGATTCAATTGATGCTATTGGTTTTGATAATAGTGAAATTAAGTATGATCAAGAACATATTGATCAAACATTCTGGTTCGATGAAGAACTATATGGAGCCAACATGACTGATTTCTTCCAGAAACGTCCTGTTGAATATGCAAAAGGTCAAGGCATTTCAGCTGACGACCTATTTTAAGGAGTAGATAATGGGCTTTGAATGGGCTAACGATGAGTCACGGGTATTTTTATCCCGTGGCTACATTGACGGAAATATGACTGTCGAAGAAAGAGTAAGAAATATTGCTCAGACAGCAGAGATAATTTTAGATAGTGAAGGTTTTGCAGACAAGTTCTATGACTATATGAGTCGTGGTTTCTATTCTCTGTCATCTCCTGTATGGTCAAACTTTGGTACTAAGAAAGGTTTACCTATTTCTTGTAATGGTGTCTTTATTAATGATAATATGGAATCCATTCTAAAGAAAACTGCAGAAGTTGGTATGCAGACTAAGATGGGCGCAGGCACTTCTGGCTACTATGGTGCGCTTCGCCCACGGGGTGAGCCAATTAAATCTGGTGGAACTGCTGATGGACCTGTACACTTTATGAACTTAACCGAAACAACAGTTGATGTTGTGGCACAGGGTAATGTTCGTAGAGGATCCTTTGCTGGCTATCTTGATATTGAGTCGCCAGATATTATGGAGTTCCTAGAGTGTCGTGAGGAAGGTTCTTCTATTATTAATATGAGCCTAGGTGTTTGTATTGGTGATGAGTGGATGCAATCCATGATTGATGGAGACGGAGATAAGAGAACCCTATGGGCACGTATCTTGCGTAAACGTCGTGAGAGTGGATACCCTTATCTGTTCTTTAAAGATACAGTAAATGATAGTGCACCACGTGTCTTGCGTGATAACAATATTAAAATCTGGGCATCTAATCTATGCTCTGAAATCTGCCTACCTTCTAATGAAGATGAATCATTTGTTTGTAACCTAGCATCTATGAACTTGTTAACATATGACGAGTGGAAAGATACAGATGCTGTCGAGACAATGATCTATTTCTTAGATGCTGTTATGGAAGAATATATTGATAAGACACAAGGCATTCCGTTTATGGAGTCTGCATATAACTTTGCACTTCGTTGGCGTGCTCTTGGCTTAGGACAACTTGGTTGGCATTCTTATCTACAATCTAGTATGATTCCGTTTGAGTCATTTGAAGCTCATCTTAAAGCAACAGAAATCAGTAAATTTATTGATGAGCGTGCTAAGTTAGCATCACAAGAACTAGCAGAAGAATATGGTGAACCAGAAGGTATGCTAGGATATGGTATGCGCAATCTTACTACTTGTGCTATTGCTCCTACTACAAGCTCATCATTTATTCTAGGTCAGGTATCACCATCTATCGAACCATTGGCATCTAATTACTTTACTAAAGACTTGGCAAAAGGTAAGTTTACTTATCGTAACCCATATCTAAAGAAAGTATTAGAACTACATGAGAAAGATGATGTTGAAACTTGGACGAATATTCTTAAACACGGTGGTTCTGTACAGCAACTAGACTTCTTGTCTGAGAACGAAAAGAATGTATTTAAAACATTCTCAGAAATCTCACCATTGGTTATTGTTCAACAAGCAGCTGCAAGGCAGAAATATATAGACCAAGCACAAAGTTTAAACATTCTAATCCACCCTGATGTACCAGCTAAAGATGTAAATGCATTGATTATAGAAGGATGGAAACTAGGTGTAAAAACATTCTATTATCAACGATCAGCTAACCCTGCTCAAGAATTGGTAAGAGATATTATGAATTGTGCAGCTTGTGAAGCATAGGAGAATAAATTGAGCAGTAAACACCACGAGATAGAATGTCCAATGTGTGAGGCACATTGTTTTATTGAAGTAAGAAATTCGGAAGACTTTCCAGAACACTGTCCAATGTGTGGGCACCCTGTCGGCATAGATGAGGATATGTTTGAGGATTTAGAGGACTAAATGTTAACAGTAACAGATGCAGCAAGAGAATACTTGGCAAGTGTAGGTAAACCTAACGTATCACTTTCCGTAAAAGGCGGTGGCTGCTCTGGTTTCCAATACGAGTGGGGAACTACCGATAAAAAACCTACAGTAGAAAATCTATGGCTGGATCCAATGGCAGAAATGTTTGTGTTTGGATGTGAAGTAGATTATATCACTGAACTAGGTGGTAGTTATCTTACAGTTAAGAACCCTAATGCCACTGCTAGCTGTGGATGCGGAGAATCATTTGCTGTATAAATAGTTCTAAGAATACTTGAACTGGATATATTATGTGGCTATTTGAAGAAGAAAATTTTAATCCCACCCCGGAGGCATTAGCCACTTGGGTGGGATTTGTATATGAAGTGAATGATACCGCTAACGGGAAAAAGTATATAGGCAAAAAAGGCTTCTGGTCTACACGTCGGTTGCAACCGTTAAAGGGTAAGAAAAGAAAAAGAGTAGTAAAGAAGGAATCTGATTGGAAGACATACTATGGTTCTAACGAGGAAATAAAGTTACTCGTTGAGGCGTCTGATCCAGAACGGTGGGAGAGGCGTATACTTAGATTATGTACGTCCAAAGGAGAAATGAGTTATTATGAAGCAAAGGAGCAGATTGAAAGAAATGTTCTCTTTGACGATTCATACTATAATGAATTTATTGGTTTAAAAATCCATGCCAAACACGTTGGCCACCTAAAGGAGAAATTTATTGACGAACGGGACAAAGAGACAGAATGAGATATTCTATGCAGTCAAAGGTCACTTGATACCATTAACATACACATCTAATGATATAGAAAGTATGTACAATAGTTATTTTAAAAGATTATGGAATAACCATGAGAGGCTAGTTAATTGCCAATTAGACTTTGAAGCCCTATGGAAGAATGCAATTTAAAAATTTGTTATCTGTACATGCTTTTCAAATGTTGGGAAGGACCATAAGTCATCAAGATTTCCATTGCGGCGACTTTCTATTAGTATATCTCTGTTTAAGACATCTGGATGTGTTTTTCTGTCCATATTAGGATTTGGATAACCGATCCCAACAATACACTTTGCAAATGTGTTTTTAATACCTAATACATCACCTTCTCTAAATGCAGAACAACAGCCTGTTCTATATCCTAATAAATTGGCTGTAAGTAATAATTGACCTATAGCTATTCCTGTACCAATATCCATTATTCTATTTTTAACTATATGAGTATACAGATCCTCTTTATGGGTCTCATCATCAACAATCATATGAGTTCTT